GTCCACGGTGACCGGCCCCACCGGATGGACGGGTCCGGTCTCGGTCGCCCCTGGCCCCACCGGACCCACCGGACCTGTCTCGACCGTGCTCGGCCCCACCGGAGCGACCGGACCCACGGGAGCGGCCTCGACCGTCACCGGACCAACCGGCCCGACCGGAGCATCGACCGACGAGGTGACGATCAGCACCACCCAGCCGTCCTCGCAGAGCGTCGAGTTGTGGGTGGACCCGAACGGAACCTGGGCGGCTGAGTTCGCCACCAAGGCGTACGTGGACGGGCCTGGATGGACAGCCCCGGCGCTGCTGAACTCCTGGGCGAACTACGGCGCTCCGTTCGACCCCACCGGCTACCAGAAGGTCGGGCGGGTCGTCTACCTCCGTGGCCTCGTCTCCGGCGGCGCGAGCGGCTCCGTGATCTTCACGCTCCCGGCGGGCTACCGGCCGGGCAGCCAGTTGATCCTCCCCGCGATCACCAACCCGAACACCATCGGCCGCATGGATGTCTTCACCAACGGCAACGTCCAGTGCAACGTCGGCAGCACCGCCTTCTTCTCGGTCTGCTGCTCGTTCATCGCGGACGGGTGAGCCATGCCCAAGATCGCGATGCGCGACCAGACGACGAGACTCATGGTGCCGATCCTGGGCGGGGTCGATAAGGCGACCGCCGACGCCAAGTTCCTCCCGCTCGCCAACGCGGTGATGGAGGGATGCCTCACGGCCCCGCACCCCACCGCGCCGACGCATGTCGCCACGCAGGGATACGTCGACCACCTCACTCCGGTCGGCACGATCTGCGCCCTCGTGGGGGCGGCGGCTCCGCTGGGCTGGGTGCTCTGCCAGGGCGCGGCGATCAGCCGGGGCTTCTACTCCGCGCTGTTCGCCGTCATCGGCACCCGCTACGGGGTGGGGGACGGCTCCACCACGTTCAACGTGCCGGACCTGAGGGACCGATCACCAGCGGCCGTCTATTCGGGGGACGGCGGGTACGACGTTGTGGGCGAGGCTGGCGGCGAGACCGATGCGACCATCTCGCAGGCGCAGTTCCCAGGGGCGTCGGGCCAGTTCAACTTCCACGGCGGTGGCAACCGGACCTCGCTGGCGAGCGTCTACGGCGGGACGGGGGGGATGTACCCGCTCGGGGGGGTAGCCGCCTACGCGAACCCCCAGTACAGCCAGACGGGGGCGTCCAGCGTCGGCAACGCCTCCATCTCCTACGGGGGCGGTGGCGGCTCGCACAGCAACGTGCAGCCGTCCATCGCCCTCCACTACGCGATCAGGCTCTGACATGCCGACCCTGTACGAGCGCGACCCGATCACCAAGGCGATGGTGCCGGTCGTGGGCGGGATGACCCAGGCGGGCGCGGACGCGCTCTATCTCAAGTCCTCGGGCGGGACGGTCACCGGCTCGCTCACGGTGCCGACCCCGTACCAGGGCAACGGCTATCCCCGCGAGTACGACATCGCGCCCAAGGCGCTGGTGGACGACTCGCTGGTCGGGTGCATCCTCACCTACGCCGGTTCGACGGCCCCGACCGGCTGGCTGCTCTGCCAGGGGCAGGCGATCAGCAGGACGACCTACGCCGACCTCTACGCGCTGTGCGGGACGACCTACGGGGTGGGGGACGGGTCCACCACGTTCAACCTGCCGGACCTGCGGGGCAGGGTGGTCGTGGGGATCGGGTCCAGCGCCTACTTCGACGCCCGTGGCGAGAAGCAGGGGGAGAAGACGGTCGCGCTCGCCAAGTCCCAGGTTCCCAACTTCAGCGGGCAGTGGGAGATGCACAACGCCGCGTTGCGCACGATGATCTACGCCGTCTCCGGCAGCATCACCCCCAACCTCTCCCCAGGCGCGTACGCCACCGGCTACCAGAACAGCGGGTCGTCCTCCATCGGGTACGCGAACCTCAACATGGGCTTCGGCGGCGGGGCGCACAACAACATCTCATGGAGCATGGCCCTCAACTTCATCGTGAGGACGTGACATGCCGACCCCCCTCCCGAAGTACCGCGTCAACGCCTCGACCTTCGCGGACGTGATCGGCAACCTGTCGCAGGCGACGGCGGAGACCCGCTACGTCAAGAAGTCCGGCGGCGAGGTGACCGGCGCGCTCATCGTCCCGACCCCGACGGCGGCGCAGCACGCGGCCAACAAGGCGTACGCGGACGCCCGCTTCCCCGTCGGGGTGATGATGCCGTTCGCGGGGGCTGGGGCGGCTCCCGCCGGATGGCTGCTCTGCGGCTCCGGGAACACCGTCTCGCGGACCACCTACGCCGCGCTGTACGCCGTGATCGGCACGACCTACGGGGTGGGCGACGGATCGACGACGTTCACACTGCCGGTGATCCAGGCGAGGATGCCGGTGGGGCTGTCCGGCGACGCGGAGTTCAACGCCCTCGGCGAGCACTCGGGCGCTCCCACCCACACGCTCGCGGCTGGAGAGGTTCCGAACATCACCGGAACCATCACGATGCACAACTCGGCGGGGCCGACGATCCTCGCGAGCGCCAGCGGGGTGTTCTCGGGGTCCGGCGGGTCCGCCACCACCTACCACTCGCACGCGGTGGCGACGGCTGGGGCGAACTCCTACGGATCGGCGGTGCTGTCGAGCCAAGGCGGGGGCGGGGCGCACAGCAACGCCCAGCCGTACATGATCTTCCAGTACATAATCCGGTATTGAACCCTGCTCCAAACCTTGGACCAACCAGGAGGAACCGTGCTTCTGACTCAGAGCATCATGGCCGACGACCCGTACATGCGCCTGCGCGTGGCCTCGTGCGCCGCGCAGGAGGGGGTCACCGAGGTCGGCATCGACCCCGACGAGTGGACCCGCCAGTGGCGTCGGGTGTGGGCTGCCAGCCCAGGCTGGGACTTGGCCTGGGAGTCCGCGAAGGCGGCGAACCCCCCCGTCCTGGAGCCTGGGGCGGACGTTGGGGTGATCACGGACGGGCAGATACTCAGCCAGGTCCAGTCGCTGATGCCGTTCACCACCGTCGAGTCGCACAGGCCGGAGGTCAACCCGCTGTCCATCGCCTCCCGCGAGTACGTCCAGCAGATGCTGGAGCCGATGAGCAGGATCATGTCGGAGATCAAGCAGACGGTGGACGGACTGGTGGAGGAGGATGGCGGGGATGCCTAGCCAGTCCTTCGATGCCGCCTACCCTGGCTGGTGCCAGGGCTGCGGAGAAGACTTCGACGCCGGAGACCCCATCAGGTACGACGACGAGGGCATGCTGGTGCATGACGGGTGCGAGCACAGATAGGAGTCCATTCATGGCCAATCCGGTGCCTGGGTATTCGATCACGACGCCGTACCACAAGGCCAGCACGGGGTCGTGGGGGGCCTGCGGCTGGCACACCGGCGTGGACTACGCAGCGCCCAGGGGGACTCCCTGCGTAGCCGCCATCGCTGGGACGATCAGGCACCGCTCGTACGGGAGCGCCTTCGGCCCGTACCAGTTCGCCATCAGCCCGAGCGCCGGGCAGCCCTTCTCCTCCGACGAGGTGTTCTACGCGCACACCCTCGACCGGCTCCCGGACGGGACCGAGGTCCAGGTCGGGCAGCAGGTGGCGAGGGTCGGAGACCTCGGGAACGTGACCGGCCCGCACCTCCACTTCGAGTACCACGTCGGGAAGAACGACTGGTCCTGCGGCTCCATGCGAGATCCGGCCCCGGTGATCGCCCAGGGCGGGGGCGGCACTACTCCGCCGTCCCCGTCGGGTGGCCCCTACGTGACCGAGCATGTGTACAGCAACAAAGTGGGGATGGGAGAGCCGACCAATGGGGACTCCGAGTCCGACACCATCAAGGAACTCAGACTGGTCCTCGACCATATCCACCTGGAGGGAGGCCAGAGCCTCGGAGCCTCACCTGGGGTTTATGACCTGGATGTGGATGAGGAGGTCCGCCTCTGGCAGGCCCAGATCGTCCACGACACCCCTGATCCAGCAGGACGGTCGTACCTCGGACCCAGCCAGTTCGCCGCCATGTTCCCCTCTCCCCCCTACACGAGGCACGACGCGGGACTTCCTTCGATTGCTTCTGGGGGCGGCTCTGGTGGTTCTGATCCTGGCTCTGACGGTGGTGGCTCTGGCGGTGGCGGCGACCCTCCTGCTCCTCCCGCTCCTCCTGCCCTGATCTACCCAGGGGCTATCTGGAACCCCATCAGCAACTTCCCAGGGCTTCGCCCCTTCGTCGGGACCGCCAAGAAGGTCACGCTGCATACCACCGAGACCTCGGTGAAGCCGAACTGGGAGAAGCAGCAGAAGGGCATCCCGCACCTGACGATGGACCTGGAGAGCGGAGAGGTGTGGCAGCACCTCCCGTTCGACATCGCCGCGTATGTGCTGAAGGGCGGCGCGGACGACGCGCACTCCCCCAACAGCGGTTCCGGTGTGAACATCCAGATCGAGATCATCGGGTACTCGTCCGAGGTGAGAGTCTGGAGCGACCTCAAGTACGGGGCGCTGCGCGATGCTCTCGTATGGCTCTACCAGGAGGTCGGAGTCCCCTACGCCTTCCCGGTCCCGTTCGACTCGGTGGGGCGGGCGCATCGCCTCGTGTGGGA